TTCCGTTCGATGTAAGAACGTTGCCCGCAGTGCCAGGAGCTGGAACGCCAGAAGTCTGTAAAACTCCGTCTGGGTATGTAACCCCGGTGGTTCCGTTGAGTGTTATTGGCATATTAGGCTCCTACTTTTGTTTTTAATGCAGCAATTTCTACTGCTTGTGCTTCTACTTTAGCATTTAGTTCTTTTATAGATGCTACAAGAAGTGGAATTACATCGGTATAAGAAACGCCCAAAGTTTCCAATTCGTCAGTATTTACACTAACTGCTTCAGGCAAAACTGCTTGAACATCTTGAGCAATTAAAAATGGTCGTGCTTTTTTAGACTCGTCATTAATATAATTACCGATTACTGCACGAAGTTGCGATACTTTATTTGTAGCATCTGTAATAGGAACAAGATTTTCTTTTAATCGTTCATCTGAATTTGAAGTCCACGATGTACCTGTATTAGTTAAATACACACCAAAAGTTCCTAACGCACCGCCAGTATTTACATAAAAATTTGAATCTGTGCTTGTTTTAAATCCAGCATGAGCTTCTACTTGCGTTGCTTTCGCCCAAGTAATTTGCGTTTCAGTATTTGCTGTACTTGCTAAATTTATAAATCCTAGATTTCCCGATACGGATGGGGAAGCTGTATTGTTTCCAACCAACAAATTACCACTAGAGTTAAGACGCATCCGTTCTGTGCCACTTGTGCTAAATGATATTGGTTGGTAAGAACCTGTTCCACCAAGATAAGATTGAGCAATATTTAAAATGCCACCACTTATCATAGAAATACTACCAGCAAATTCTTCAGTAGCGGCTGAAACAACAGTTAGACCTTTAAATCCAGTATCGGTAGTTTGCTTTACATACAAGCTTGATGTTGTTCCGTTTTGAGCAGTAGATTTAATGTTTACATTACCATCCGAAGTAATACGCATTGATTCAACACCACCTTCAGAGAACGCAATCGTATCTGCGGCTGGGAAGAACATACCCGTGTTGGTATCACCCGAATTTGTAATCGAAGGGGCAGCGGCAGAACCATCCCCAAATTCAATAGTCTGTGCGCCACCAGTAGATACTAAAGAGCCTGAAGCGGTTGGTAAACTAAGAACAGTAGTACCCGCTGCGTTAGCAGCTTGTAAGGTACATGTACCCGATACGTCGCCTGCAATGACAACTGAAGCCATAATGATTCCTTATAAAATAACCCAACGGCTGCCCGCTGGAATAGTAACTGATACACCCGCCAAAATGTCAATGGGTCCTACGCTCTCGCCGCTATAGCCTGAACTCATGGTGTAGTTTGACCCAACCGTCTGTCTATTCTCATAAACCGCCCCTCCAGCTGATGCTCCTGTACCAGAAAACGCCGTAAAAAAATTAGACCCATTACAAAATACTTGGGTTGTAACTCCGTTACCAACTTCAACTGAAGTGCCCGTAGCACCCCTAATCCTAATAGCAAAACCACCAGTCGTATTATTAACAACAATATATACTTTATTGACTAATGGAGCAATAACGTCTCGGATGGCTGTGTTTGTCCCACCTACTACCAAAACCGCATTTCTTGCGTCGTCTGACGCCCCGTCTATATTGGTCAGGGTGTAATTAGCATCCGTCATCGTAATGTTCCGAACGCCCGTAATGGCTTGCTCCAGCAAGGTTCCTAAGTTGGTATTGGTAGTTTGCCCCCAAGTACCCGCCTGTTCACCATCCCCGATTAGGGTCAGTTTTAACGATGTTGAGTATGTAGTCATAATTTACCTTTAAGCCGCTATAACCTCTGTCCAATTTGACGACTGACTTGGTGTTATATCAGTCCATCCTGCCGCCTGTACAGGGTCAATTAAGCCCCAAACATTTACCCTATTAAGTTTAACAACTGTTCTAACGCCTGTCACGTTTGCTATAGCATCAATAGAAACTAAAACAGTGCCAACTCGCCCTACCGCATACAGTCCCGTAACGTCAATAAACGAGCTAACTTCTACATCTATGGTGCCCAACAATACTGGTGAGGCAAGTCCTGTTACATTTATAAAGTTGTTCGTTACTAGGCTTACGTTACCTACTAGGGTTGGTATTGCAAAACCCGTTAAGTTAACTACCGCTCCAGCCGTTACATCTACGTTACCAACACGACCTACCGCATACACACCTGTTAAATCAACTACCGCATTTGCCTTAGCATCTACGTTCCCAACCAATACTGGGGTGGCAATACCCGTTACATTGACGTTAGCCGCAGCCGTTACATCTACATTACCTACCCGACCTACGGCATAAACGCCTGTTAAATCAACTGTACAGCCAAGACTTAAACCTACTGTACCTACTACGCCAACCGCCGTTACCCCAGTAACAAAAACCGTTACATCAGGGTTTATACCTAGTGATGCAAACGGGGCACCGGAATACGGTGAGTCTGCAAACATTTACAGTACTACCCAACGACTCCCCGAAGGGAGGGTTATTGTAGCTCCCGACCCCACAGTTACAGGCCCTACAGAGCTAGCTGAATACCCAGCAGGTACAGAAAAACTACCTGCAACCGTCATGTTATTTACAAAAAGCCCGTTACTTGCCACGATATTTGGGGCAGTTAATGCGTTAGTCCCAGGGTTAAATATCAGTTCTGTGGACGATACATTGGCAGCGCTGATAGACCCGCTAGTAGCCGTAGTAAATACTGGATAGTACGAAGCGTTTGTGCTTGTATCGTTAGTAATTGTGATACCGGCAGTAACGACGCCCCAAGAGGTATTAGACCCGTCAGTAGTTAAATATCTACCAGAGTTACCTGTTTGGCTAGGAGCCAAAGCATTAAATGCAGTATTAGCCGTAGTCTGCCCAGTGCCACCGTAAAGGATACCAATTGTATTACCCTGCCATGTACCAGCAGTAACTGTACCTACCCCAGTAATGCCTGTGTAAGACCCAGATATACGAGCTGAAGCAACCGTACCAGCAGACAGGTTTGATGCGTTCATAGAAGTGATGGATGTACCACCACCGCTAAGGTTTGTAGCGTTTACTACGTTGGCATCAAAGCTCCCGTTAACGTCACGAAGAACAATAGTAGAAGCCCCGTTGCTAGAAGAAGCAGTAGTCCTTGCATTGTTAATAGTCCCCGTAGAAATATTGGAGGCATTAATTGCCGTAATAGCAACCCCGTTACCACTAAACGAAGCAGATACTGTATTGGCTGCAAAGTCACCACCAGAGTCACGGGAAACAATCGTTGACGCCCCGTTAGCGGAAGCTGCTGTAGTTCTTGCGTTAGCTATGGTTCCAGACGAAATATTGCTTGCGTTTATGGAAGTTATGGTTGTGCCGGCACCAATGAAGTTTGATGCAGTTATATTGCCAGACTCAAAAGCACCGTTGGCATCACGCAATACGATTGTACTTGCGCTGTTAGACGTATTGCCTGTAGTACGAGCGTTTGATATGGTTCCGCTAGTAATGTTTGAGGCGTTGATGTCTGTAAGACCGGCAGCGTTACCTGAAATATTGGTAAATGACCCTGTAGTTCCTGTTACGACATTAGCTGCAAAAGAGCCGTTAGTATCACGAGCTACAATGGTTGAAGCCCCATTCGCTGAATTAGCGGTGGTTCTTGCGTTTGCCAAAGTGCCTACAGAGATACTAGAAGCATTGATTGCAGCGTTAGAAGCTGCGGTTAACTGACCTTGAGCATTAACCGTAAAAGTTCCAACTGTGCCAGCATCACCATAGGTACCAGCTGTAACAGCAGTATTTGAAATACTAAATGTCAGGTTGGAAAGGTTAAGTCCTGTACCTGCTGCATAGATCTGAGCAGAGCTAATCTGCGCAAATGTAATATTGGTAGTGCCAAAAGTAATCGTACCTGATGTATTACAGATATAGGTTCGTCCAGCGCCTGTATTACCAGAGGTTACAAAGAACGCATCGCCCTGACCTAACTTAGTAGGGCTGGCTAAACCAAAAGTATCAGCATCGGTTGCACGGGTTAGAACCCACTGTGCAGTAGCATTACCTGGATTAGTAACTGTATATACACCGTTTTGTACCGCATTAGCCTGCGCATAAACCAAAATACGGGCTGTGTTAGCTACGCTTACACCATCAACAACAAGTGCTGCGTTAGCACCATTATTAGTAAGTGTTGCGCCTACACCATTACCAGCTCCATTTGGTTGAACATACACGGCATTTAAAGCTGTGTCTTCTTCAACTAAAACAGGATCGTGGTACGAAATACCTGTTGAGAAAAGTCCGTCAACGTAAGTCTTATTGGTAATATCCGTAGCATTGGCAGCATTGGTGCTGATTGTTCCAGCCGTTAGCGTTACCGTGTTAGCAACTAAGTTTGTGGTGTTAACCTGAGTAAAAGTAACGGTTGTAGCGGCGTTACCAGACGTATTAACAATATTGCTTGCGTCGGTATAGACGGCTTTTGACGATGGCTGGACTACAAAGACATCCTTAGTACCAGCAGAGAAGTTAACTAGAGAACCACTGTTGCTAGAAGAAAGAACTGTATCTCGGCTTAATTGATTAGGTGAAGTGTACGTGCCAATACCTACTTCCCATTCGGAGCCAGTCTGGGATGCAATAGTGTAATAGCAAGTGTTTCCAGTACCAATAACCGAGAAGGATTGGTATCCCGTTACAGCGCCCAAAAGGGTAGCCGTACCCGTGCTGGTTACAGCAGTGGTTTCTTTAACCCTATCTTTTAAGATGAGAGCCATTTACAGCTCCTTAGCTAGCGGTCAAACGAATAATTGCGTTACTTGCATCAGCAGTTGGGAAATTAACAGCAAAAGTACCATTAGTAGAGGTTTTGTCTCCACCAAAGCTCAGCACACAAACGGCTGAATTAGACTGGCTGTTGTTATAAATCAGAGCCCCAGCCGCAGTAATCGTTGAGTTAGCCCAAGAAGTATTAGCAAACGAGATATAAGCTACGTTGCCAGAGTTTGTTGGGGTAACAGAAACCGTCAAAGTATTACCACCAGCAGAATAGTTGCCGGTAGAAGCTACTTCGTTAGTTGCTGAATAAGCGGTTGTGTTCTCGTTAATAGTAGCCGAGCTGGTATACAGAGCTAATTTAAACGTATTTGCTGAAAAGTTTTGCTGACCATTCAAGAGTTGAACCTTGAACGATGTAGCCATTGCTTGAGTAATTGGCATTTCTTGCTCCTAAAAAATTATCTAACAGGCCCAGGTACAGGCAGCCTAAGTTGTCCATCACGGTATGCGCTTCTTCTATCTTTACCATCACCCAAATCTTTAAGCAATGCTAAGGATTCTTGGTACTTCTGCTCGTAGTAATTGACCATATCTTGCTCTCCCTTTTGGAAGATCACAGCCTCACGTAACGAACCATACAACAACACAGTTTCAAAATTATCGCCTAACCATGAGGTTCCAGTCGAGTTATTAATAACCGTAACAGGCACAGAAAATCCAGTTCCTGTACCGCCAATATCTGCACTAGCGGCGCTTAACGAGTCACCAGTAAGGTAGAACGATCCACCATTGGTAATTGTTACGCTTGTAACAGCACCGCCCGCCACCCCAATTTTTGCCGTTGCATATTGCCCAGAACCATTAGTAAGCGGTACATTTTGGTATATACCGGTGGTATATCCTGATCCACCAACAATAGTGCCAAACCCACCTATTACGCCCTGAACAATAGACTCTGGATAGTAGTAATAATGCAGTTCAGTCTGGTAGCTGCTATCTGGAGTCGGCCCAATTAAATAAGTGTAGGGTTTAAATTGAGCGTAATACTTGGGTGTACCTGTATCAGTAGTTGGGTTTGGATACGATTGGCGAATAAAATTGACGTCTTTGTCAATTAAATACTCATAGTTCCCGCTGGCATCAATTACCGCAAGGGAGAAAGACGCCAAATAATCGCTGGGAAGGGCTAAGTAGACGTCGCCAGAAGTAAAGTTACCAATAACGTTTTTACGAATAGCAGGGATCTGAACTGCGTTATAGACACGTTCTTCACATTGCTGGACAAAATTAGGGATATTGGCAACGAAAAGAGACTCCGTTGACTCCGCATAACTTTGAATAGCTTCGTAAAGCTGTGTGTAATTCATTAGCCCATCTTCCCGCTAGACATTTTGCCTTTAGTAGCAGCACCAGTACCACGCATTTGAATCTTGCCGTAGCGATTCTCAGGAGGATAATTACCCTTACTGATACCACCAACAGAGATGTTCATTGTGTCTACTACTTTGGCACCAGGAGTGTAAGCACTGTCTGCCACGATGCTAGTAGCTTTACCGTCCATTGTATGCGGTGCAGCATAAACTTCAGCGGATCCTACTTCTTTACCGCCTTTTTTCATAGAGAACTTAGCCATTATCGACCTCTTCCTGATTTCTTCTGATTCATGATACGAGCCATATTGCGACCCATAGTCTTCATGTTTTTGTTCATTGAGCTGGTGCTTTTCTTTGGACCCTTCTCAATACCTACTGATGGACCAGAGTCACCTAAGTTTTTACCTTCG